GCTTCTGGGGCCGTCTGCACTGGCTCGTGTGGGGGAGGTAGCGCATGCGCGCGTTCCTGCGTTTCGTGATACGGATCGCGGACGACATGGTAGCGTTGCTCGGGTTCGTGTGCGTGGCCTACGGCCTGTCGTTGTGGTCGGTCCCGGCCGCGTGGGTCACGAGCGGCGTGCTGCTGATGGCCGTTGCTGTCGTGCCGCATCTACGAAGGGGCAAACCGTGAGCCTGCTGAGCCGTCTCTTTGCTGGCGGCAACCTGCGCGCCAGCACGCCCGGCCCCGATTCGGATTTCTGGTACTCCCCCGTGGGCACGGGGGCGCCGTCTGGGATGCGCGTGGACACCGAGAGCGCGCAGAAGATTTCGGCCTGGTATCGAGGCCGCGACATTCTCGCCACCGTGCTGGCCATGCTGCCGCTGCCCGTGTACGAACGCCTCCCGAATGACGGCGGGGCGAACATCGCGCGGGGCCACCCGCTGTACGACATCCTGCACGACAAGCCGAACCCGTCGCAAGATTCCTTCCAGTGGCGCCGTCAGAAGATGTATCACCTCATCGACCACGGCAATGCCTACGACTGGATCATCCCGGGCGTGCGCGGGGCGGTCGATTCACTCGAGCCGATCCATCCCTCGCTCGTCACGCCGCGGCGCGTCACCACGGGCCAGTTCCGAGGGCGCATCCTGTATGACGTGCGGGACGCCTCCACCGCGCAGACCACCACGCATCTCCAATCTGAGGTCTTCCACCTCCGGGGCGCGTCCGACGACGGCGTGGTGGGCAAGGGGATTCTGGCGGCGGCGCGGACCAGTCTCGGCACGGCGCTGGCCACCGAGAGCTATGCCGCGACCATCTTCAGCCGGGGCGCGCTGAATGGGGGCGTGATCGAGACCCCCGGGCTTCTGAACGATGCCGCGTCAGCGCGGATGGCGCGATCGTTCACCACGGCGATGGGCGACTGGCATCTCCCGAAAGTGCTGGAGCAGGGCTCGACCTGGAAGCCCAACGAGCTGACGCCCGAAGACGCCCAGATGCTGCTGTCGCGGAAGTTCTCGATCGACGACATGGCCCGGTGGCTCGGCGTGTCGCGGATGATGCTGGAGAACAACGATCCGTCGTTTGGGAACGCCGAGCAGTTTGACCGGAACTTCATCGGCTACAGTATGGGGCCGTGGCTGTCGCTGTTCGAGTTCGCCATCAGCGACCAGTTGATTCTGGCGCCGCGGCGGTTCTACGCGCAGTTCACGCGGGAAGCCTTCGTCCGGGGGGACATCGCGGTGCGCTGGCAGGCCCACGTCGCCGCGGTCAACGCGGGCATCAAGACCGTCGACGAAGTGCGGGCGGTGGAGAACCTCAACAAGCGCGGCGGCAAGGCCGACGAGCTGCGCGAACCGCAGAATATCGTTGGCAAGCCAGCCGTGGAAAACGATGGCCCCGAGGATGAGCCGTCCGCGAAGCCCGCACCGAAACCGATGCCACTGCCGGCAGATGGGCAGCGGCAGGAGCGCAAGGCTGAAGCCATCGCGGTGGAGTCGGCCGCGCGCCTACTGCGCAAGGAAATCGCGGCGGTGCAGCGGTTGGCCGTGCGTCACGCCGGCGACGAGGATGCCTTCGTAACGGCGGTGACGGAGTTCTACGCGAAGCACGCCGGGCTGGTGGCGCAGACGCTGCAGATCCAGCCGGCCGCGGCCGATCGCTACTGCGCGGGCCAGGCGCACCAGGTCTGCAACCAGGACTGGCTGGCCGCGTTGGCGCTCTGGAAGGATGACAACTATGCCGCCGGGCTGGCCGGCTTGGCGCTCGAAGAGGCTGTCGCATGAAATACGCACACGTTCTCGCCTACGTCCGTCAGACGTTGTGGTCGATTGCGCCCGAGAAGTGGCACGAGTTGCTATCCGTGCTCGCCTTCCGTGCGGCCGGGCACGAGTTCACGGCCTACGAGATCAAGGCGCGCATTGGGGACGGCGGCGGGGACAGCCCGCGCCAGGCCAGCCAGGGCGCCGTCGCGGTCATTCCGATCCGAGGCGTGCTGGCGAATCGCATGAGCGGGATGGAGGAGTCGAGCGGGGGCGCGTCGGCCGAACAGATCGGGGCGAAGGTGGCGCACGCGGCGGCCGACCCCGACATCAAGACGATCGTGTACGACATCGACTCCCCCGGGGGCACGGTGCCTGGGATTCAGGAGTTGGCCGCGCAGATGTTCGCGCTCCGGGGCGTCAAGAAGCAGGTCGCCCAGGTCAACGACTGCGCGTGCTCGGCGGCGTACTGGCTTGCGTCCCAGTGTGACGAGATCGTGAGCATCCCGAGCGGCACGACTGGGAGCATCGGGGTCTTTGCCGCGCACGAAGACCTCTCCGCGGCGCTCGACAAAGAGGGCATCAAGGTCACACTGATCAGCGCCGGGAAGTACAAGACGAGTGGCAACCCGTTCGAGCCGTTGAGCGATGAGGAGCGGGCCGTCATCCAGGCACGCGTGGACGACGCCTATGGCCAGTTCGTCAAGGACGTGGCTCGCGGGCGTGGCGTGACGCCGGCCGACGTGCGGAATGGCATGGGTCAGGGGCGTGCGCTTGGGGCGAAGGAGGCCAAGGCGGCCGGGCTCATTGACCGGATTGAGACCATGGACGTCACACTGGCGCGCCTGACCGGGCGGGCGCGCGTGGGCGGGATACGCGCGGAGGACGACACACCAGCCTTGGGTGCGGAGATCCCACCCGATGTCAGTACGGAAAGCGGCGAGTCCGACATTCGCCGTCGTCGGATGGAGGTGCTATGAGTCGACCCGCGCGCACCGACACGCCGGCGACGGCGTGGATTCACGTCCGCATCACCATTGAAGAGCGGCGCGACCTTGAGCAATTGGCGCGGCAGAACCTCGTGGACATCTCTGGTGTGATACGTGAAGCGGTGAATGTCTACTGCGCGGACTGTCAAGAAGGCCGTCCGCCGTTTCGTGATACGAAACACCAACCCCGCTGAATAATCTCTCCGAGCGACTTCCGTCGAAGGCGCGCGTCCGTCGAGGCTGTGGTGCGAAATAACGCCACGCGGCCTGACGATCGCGCGCCTTACGCATTTCAAGGAGAGCATCACATGGCCGCACGTATCCTGCAGTTGCGACAAGAGGAAGCCGACCTCAGGGCTGAGGCCCGGACCATCCTCGACACGGCCGCGACCGAAAAGAATCGCAAGCTCACGGCCGAGGAATCGGCGCGCTGCGATGCGATCGAGGCCAGCCTCGCCGACCTCAAACCCGAGATCGCCCGGGAACTGCGGTTCCAGGACGCCGAGCGGCACGCGCCGACCGGCCGCCTCGAGACCGGCGCCGACCTCTCTGCGGCCCGCCCCTGGGGGCCACGACTGCCCGAGAACGCCTCGGCCGACACCATCACCCAGGTGCGGCAGGCGGGGCTGGGCGAGTTCGCCATCGCCGTGAAGAACGCGATGTCCGGCAAGGGCACCGACCCGCGCCTGTTCGCCGCGGCCACCGGCATGGGCACCGCGATTCCGTCTGACGGCGGTTTCGCGGTGCCGCAGGACGTGGCGGCCGGCATCGAGCGCGACATGTTCGCCGGCGGCGAACTGCTGAGCCGGGTCGATGCGCGAACCATCACCTCCGACAACATGGCGTATATCGTGGTCGACGAGACCAGCCGGGCCACCACGCGCAACGGCGGCGTGTTGGGCTACTGGGTTGACCAGGGCACCGCCGCGACGGCCTCGCAGCCCAAGCTGGCGCGCGTCGAGATGAAACTCCGCAAGGTCGGGGCGCTGGGCTACATGACCGACGAACTGGTCAGCGATGCCGCGGCGCTGGGCGGCGAACTCGAGTCGATGTTCGCCGAGGAGTTGATCTTCCAGGTGGAAGACGCCATCACCGAGGGCACCGGGGCCGCGCAGCCGTTGGGCTACACCGTGGCGCCCTGCCTCGTGTCGGTCGACAAGGAAACCGGCCAGACGGCGGGCACTATCAACACGGCGAACCTGTCGAAGATGTGGGCGCGGATGGCGCCCCGCGACAAGGCCAACGCGGTGTGGCTCATCAACGGCGACTGCGGCCCGCAGCTCGACGTGCTGAGCATCCCGGCGGGCACGAGCGCGCTGGAGCCCCGGTTCGTGAACTACAGCCCGAGCGGCATCCTCACGATCAAGGGGCGTCCCGTCGTGGAAGTGGAATACAACGCGACCATCGGCACGGTGGGCGACATCGTGCTGATCAACCTGAACAAGTACCGGCTCATCCGCAAGGGCGGAGTC